ATTTTGCAATCGGAAATTATTTATTTATTAACGTTTAAAACAGAATTACTATGACAATAAAAGAAAAAGTGCTTGCTTCTGCCAAAACATCATTTGCAAAGTATGGTTTGAAGAAGGATGAACTTTCAAAGCTGGTTGACCTGATTGTTGCAAGTCGTGGTCTAACAGATGAGTCAAAGGACGAGGATGTAACGAGTGCTATCTCGGCAGTTGAACCTTATGTTGGTATGATGCAATCATCATTCAATCGTGCGGTCAGTGAAACAACGAAGAAATTCGATGGATGGATTGACCCTAACGACCCTAACCATAAGCCTACTCCACCAGTTCCTCCTACTCCTCCAGTACCTCCAACAGGGCTTACACAAGAGCAGGTTCAGCAGATGATTGCCGAGGCTACCAAAAGTACCCAGAAAGCAGTTAGCGAAGCTGTAGCCGCCGCCATTGCTCCATACAAGGAAAAGGAAGAAAGAGCACGTCTTGATGACCTTTTCGGTAAGAGCGAAAAATTGAAGGACGTTCCGCAGCAGTTCCGTTCACGTTATCAGCTCGACAAGGAAGAGAATCTTGAAACTCTCGCACAGCAATGTGCCGATGATTGGACAGCATTGAAGCAGTCACTTGTAGCAAACGGCAATTTTGTTGAAGCACCCAAGGCAACCTCTCCCGAAGACGAGCAGAATGATTTCATTAAAAAAATGCAAGGCTTCTCGGAGCGTAATGCTCCAAAGGAGTAAGGCATTATCAATGAATTATGTTAAACTCTTAAAAAGAAGAAAATTATGTCAAACAGAGGCTATTTTTTGCATAGAACCAAGCCAGAGGATATTAAGGAAGCACTTTGGCTTGAAGAGCAGTGCCTTCGCCGACAGGGTGGTTATGACCTCGACCTCACCAACCTTCCAGCTACTTTAAAGTTTGTTGCGAAGGGTACAGTTCTCAGACTTGTAACTGGTGGTAAGGCACAGGTTGTAAAGACTGCAAAGGTCACAGAAAAAGCAGCCAAGGCTGCTACAACCTTAAAAATTGCTAGTGGTTCTTTATTCCAGGTTAATGATAAGATTGCTGGTGCGACCATTTCGGCAATTACTTCTTCCGATGGCGTAGATACTTTGACTGTGTCAGAGCTTGCTAATGAAGTTGCTGCAAATGCGATTGTATCGGATTACGATAAGACTAAGGATGTACTTCTTGGATTTTCATACGATACTCTCGATATAAGAGATAAAGAAGCTTCTATCGCAGCAACTCCTACCTTACAGGTAATGGAGGTAGAGGAAGATTCACTCCCTTATCCTATCAATGATGAGATTAAGGAAGGTATCAGAGCAAATGGTATCGCTTTGTTCAAAATTCAGTAACCTTTAAAAGTGGAGATTATAGATTATGAATAGTATTTTGAAAAATCTGCAAGACCCAAAGTCTTTTCAGACCTACATTGACGAATACATGAAGACTTCCACCTACAAGGCTGAGTGGAAGAACGAGTTGAAGCCTGTTGAGTATTGTGCTGCAAAGGTATATCAGGCAAATATGGCTACCTATGCTGCTGCTATGGTTGGTTCTGTTGTCGCTAAGAACGCAGAGCGTCCATTGCATACCATGCCTGATTGGGGTCAGCTTACTGGCTCTATCGGTCGTATCGCCGATGAGTGGGAGCTCGATAACGATTACCTCGAACAGATGCACCTCTTGGAGGGTAAGTTTAATGATATGTCGGGACGTGGCGGTTATACACAGTCACAGCTCAATGCTAAGTACGATGAACTTATCAAGTACTCATTCAAACCTTTTGAGTTGGCGGTTATCTCTCCTCATAAGCGTATTGATATGTTGTATTTTGAGGGATTGTTCAAGGGTACTCAGACTGTATCACGTACCAATAACTCTAAGGCTAACGTATCTTATACCTTTGATTTGGGTGTCAAGCAGCTCTCTGCTACCACAAATTGGGGTGAGGTGAACGCAACTCCTATTGAGGATATTAAGAAATTGAAGGACGAGGCTCGCAAGAAGGGTCGTAAGATTCTGCGTCTTCGTATGTCTGAGAACACATTCTTCGCAATGTGTAAAGCAAAGGAGATTAAGGACACCTTCCGCTTGAACCTCGGTCAGATTACCATCAATCCTACTGCACCGATGATTAGCGTTGACCAGATGAATATCTATCTGCGCTCTATCCTCTTGCCAACAATTCAGATTGATGAAGATAAGTTTGTTGAGCTGCCTGACAAGACAGTCTTTAACCTTATCCCAGATAACCGAGTTGTTGCGATGTGTGCCGATAAGGTGGCTGTACCTAAGTGCGCTGAGTGCTTGGAGGCTATTGACCCAGTTGATGGCGTTTCTTACTCTACATACGATAACAACCTTATCGGTTATTGGAGAGATAAGAAGGGTTATCATCTTACCAACGAAATGTGGATGCAACCAGTATTCGATGGTATCGAAGACTTCTTTATCTTGAAGGTTGGTGCTTAATGCACTGACCCTCAGTTATGGATATATTGATTTAATAAGTGAAACTTCATAAGATAACAAGATTAGCATGACAATTTCAGAAGCCATAGCAAGCGAGATTCAGCCTTTCTCTACCTCTGATGAGACTTTGGAGAAGATATTTATTGATGCTACTGATAAGTTTAGCATCACGGCATCCGTGGCTGATGAATACTCTGTAGCGGTAAAGAAACCCGTAGCCTATGCGGCTATGCGTATCCTCTACAAGATGAATCCATTATCAAGTGAGAATGTTGGCGGTATCTCTCAGAGTTACAAGAACGACAAGAATCTCATTGATAAAATGATTAAATCTATTGCGAAGGATGCTGGATTGGATGCTGACCTTGTTATTGATAGTACTTCTGATGATTATTGGATTCAGAGTGTGAAGGTATGGTAATCAAATAGATAGCGTATGAACTTTGAAGATATACTTAAAGTAAAAGGTGCTCCACAAGATGGCTTTGATGAGGACGGAAATCCTATCGAACAGCACGAAGGAGAATGGCAAACCTTTGGAAAGTGCGTTATTTTGCCTAATTCGCAGGCGAAGATTATCACTCTGACAGACGGGCAGCAGTACGTGTATTCGCACGAAATCTATGCTCCTCTCTCAAAAGCAAAATACCCTCTCATACCGAAGGAAGGCGAAAAGGTTTGGATAACCAAGAAAGATGGCACGATTGATAAGGAAATGGAGGTTAAAGGCTTCGTAACCTTAAAGAAACGCTATCTTAGAATTTGGCTCTAATAGGCGGTAATATGGCAAAGGTTGAATTACAAATCAAAGGTCGTGAAGCCTTACAGAAAAGGTTGAACGAAAAGAGGCAGCAGATTATCAGTTACCTTAATATGCGTTTGATACAACTTGCCGAAGAAGCAGTTACCTACTCTAAAGAAAACAAAGGTTATCAAGACCGAACTGCAAATTTAAAGAACTCAATTTCATTCGCTCTCTACCTTGATGGGCAACTCATTACCTCGGCAGTTGGTAAGATTCCAAAGGCAGAAGAAGCGGAAGGAGGACAGGAAGGCGTAAGTGCTGCACTCGGTGAGTATGCACAGAAAGAAGGTGTAGTAGCACCCAAAGGGTACTCTCTCGTTATTGTTGCTGGTATGAACTACGGTAAATACGTAGAAGATAAAGGCTACAATGTCTTACACCTTACAAAGTATTTCCTTCGTGACGAAATGAAGAAGATTTTTGAAGAAGTAGCTGAAATGATTAAAAGCGATAGTTAGATATGATACTCGGTGATACAGCCGTTACGGCATTATATAAGTATCTCAATGATAATGTTGAGAGAATAGGCATAAAGAAAGGTCGTATCTTTAAATATGAGATACCCGAGAAGTTGGCGGTTTGTGATTATATCGCAATCAATCATCTTCCCTTTGTGTATAGTGATGCTATTAATGAGGGTGTAGTGAATCTGAATATTCATTGCCCTAAGACCTTATCAAATCTACCTAACATAAAGAAACTCTCTGATTACTCGGAGAAGATTCTTTCTCTGTTTGGTGACGGTACTTACCTCGGTGGCTGTTACTTCGATTTCTACTCTATCTCTCGCCCAACTCGTGATAATGATAACACTTATTACGTCAATATAAAATTTAATGTAACGTATAATAATTTAAAAGAATAAAATTATGGCAAAGAATGGTGTATATGGCTTGGAAAGCTTCAGTTTTGCCGATTGTGTCGAAAATGGCGGCTACCCAACCACATGGAGCGACAAAATTAAGGCTGTCGTTTCTGGTAGTTTGAGCTTTAACGACCAAGCGGCACAGACATCGGATGTAGAGGTTGAGGATTCAGAAGACCCTTACGCAGTGCTGACCACATCAGCAGCAACAAAGGGCTTTACCTTGCAGACATACGATTTCTCAGAAGATAACTTCACGAAGCTTCTTGGTTATACAAAGGATGAGGGTACTGGTGGTAAGGATGCTTGGTTGAATGAGCTTCCACAAGAAACCGAGATTTATAAGGCAGTTCAGATTGTGACAAAAGATTTGGATGATATTCCTTCTCGTACCTTCCAGTGGTCTAAGATGAAACTTACAATCACTCGCAGTGGTTCTATCGGTAAGAGTGGACTTCCTAATCTTAACATTGAGTTCCGTCAGATGGCGGTATTCGATGCAAAGGGTGACAAGAAAAGCGGTCATCGTAATATTCTCACAAAGGATATTAGTGCTATGGCTATAAAAAGTAAGTAAAGCTTTTATCTTTTATATGATTTAAAATTAAACTTCAAAAGGCGGTGAGGTAAGGGAACTTTCCCAAGCCGCACCGCTTTTTTTATGTTATAAAACATATTTTGATATGAAAACATCAGATAAGGAAAAGGTAGCAAAGACGCTTGCCGAGGCATCTGTAAAGATTAAGGTTGGTAAGTTTCGCTTTAGAGTGAAGCCGCTTACTTTTATGCAGATTTACGAAATGGGTGTATTCGGTAGCTCTATCAAAGAACCTACATGGAAGGAAGGCGATAAAGTTAATATAATCCCTCTTTTGTTTGAGCACTCTGAGACAGCTCGTTTAATGAGTGAGATTTTTATAGTGTGTGCCTTTCGCAAGAAGTGGGCACGCAAGGTATGGGGGCGATATATACGCAAGCACCTTGGTATTATGGCATTCAATGAGCTTGTGAAGTTTATCAGCGGTTCGTTTAATGCAAATTTTTTCTTAACCTCTATAATTTTCCTGACTCAGACGAAGATAATGACGGAGCCGAAAACGACTCCCCGTGGGCAACAATCGGACAAGTAATGAAGTACTTTCGTATGAGTTACGAGGAGGTCGTATTTAATCGCTCATACATTAATATTATTCTGCTTAACCGCTCGATTCCGTCCTTTAATACAAATACCAAGGAAGAACCGAAAAAAGGCAGCAGACAGCAAAAGAAGCCGCAAAAAGAGTATCATAAGATAGATGAGCCAATCTCTGCTAATGATTTCTTTATGGGCTTGATGTAATAATCACATAAATAAGCAAACAATATGGCAGCAGCAGATGAAATACTTGGAATCAGCGGACAGATGGATATTTCCGATATTCAAGCATCACTTGACAAGCTCTGTGATGGATTGAATCGTGTCGGCGTTGATACAGAAGCCTTATCTCAGAGAATGAATAAGGCACTTAACGATGTGGCGCAATCCGATGAAGACCTTGCAACAAAGACCACCAAGGCTATGCAGGTTCTTAAATCTGCTATGGATGAAGCTACGAAGGGGATTCAGATAGTACCTGAAATGATTGATACCGCCAATAAACGAGTAGAAACCATTGAAGGTACTATCGGCAAACTTAATGAGCAGTTAGCTAAGACTGAAAAAGGCTCAGAGGCATTCGGTTCGCTTACCAAGCAAATTGATGCTCAAAAGCATTCTTTGGAATTGGCGAAAGGTGATGTAAAAGAGCTTGTTGAATCTTATGATGGTGTAAGAAACTCTATCTCTCAGGTAAATGGTGCGTACCAAGCATTAAGTGCTTTCTCCGTTGCAAGCACAAGCGCAAATGGTGTTCAATCCGCAACGAATATTGCTGTAGGGGCTACGGCTACAACGGCAGCAACCGCCACATCAGCAGAAGCAGCAGCTCACGTAGCAAATGCCGAGGCGGCAACACAGAATGCCGAAGCGGAAAATCAGAACGTAGAGGCAACTAGACATCTGACAGAAGCTTTGCAGCAATATATTTCCGTTGCTTCGGGTCGTGCTGAGATTGAACGAATGCAATCCGAGAGCACAAAGGAGCTGAAAGCAGATATGAAGTTGTATGAGAAGGCTATTGAAGATATTCAAAATAAGCTTGATGCAACTGATTTTGCTAAAAATATCGAGGAAGCAACGAAGAAAATAGAAGTGCAGAAATCAAAGATTGAGAGCTATAAGAATGCTATGAACAATCTTTCTGCTGCGGATAACGAAACAGGAAATGGTGCTAACTACTACAATAGGCTTATAGAGAAAGCACAGGAAAATATTGATGCCCTTCAATCAAAAATCAATGATTGGCAAACAGAACAGCAGCGACTTAATGCAGACCTTCAGCAATACAATGCTCTTCTCGAAGCTGCGAATAAGATTCAGGGCGGTTCAACCATCGTTCAGTCTGATGCAACATCAACTGTTAAAATCAACGTTGAGGACACATCATTATCAGAACTTACTTCTAAGCTTGATGAGAGTAAGCAGAAATTGCAAGATTTAGAAGCAGAAGCTTCTAAGATGGATGGAAAGCCACTTGGAGAAAAGCAGAAAGAAGACTTGCAGAAACTACAGTCTGAGATAGAAAAGACAAAGAATAATATTTCTGTTTTGCAAGAGGCTATCCGTGAGAAGAACGAAGAAACTTTTATCGGTAGATTACGTAATCAGATTTCCGATTCATGGCAGAAGATTTCCGATTTCGGACAGAGCATAAAAGATAAAATTACTCAACCTATTGATGAGCTGAAAGCAAAAGTAAGCGGTTCTTCCATCGGTCAGCGTTTTAGTGAGGAGTTCGCACAAGCAAAGTCTGGTCTAAATAACTTTAAGGACGGAATCATCAATATAATGACTGCCAATGGTAAGTTGCAAGGTGAGATTGGTAAGGTCGGCGAAGCTTTCAAGGCTCTTGGTATTCCCGTAACGGGTTCTCTTACGGCTATTAAATCTGTAACAAAAGCTCTGTGGGGAATGTGCGCAACACCAGTAGGTGCGGTAATTGCTGCAATCGCTCTTGCTTTCAAGGCGGTGCATACCTGGATGACTAAATCCGCAGAGGGTCAGAAAGTCTATACAAAGCTGATGGCATACTTCGGTTCTCTTGCTAAGTCTATCACTGATATTGTGATTATCTTCGGAGAATACTTGTACAAGTGCTTCACTAAGCCAAACGCTCCTCTTCGTGACTTCGGTAACAATTTCGTGAAGACGTTTAAAACCGCCGTAAAAGCTGCGGTGAACCTTATTGGTGGTCTTGGAACAACCATTAAAGGTGTATTAAATATGGATTGGGACACCTTTACCGCTGGTCTTAAAAAAACTTGGGATGGAATTAAGGGTGCTGGCGAAACTGTTATTGATGCATTTAAAACGAGTGTGTCAGGTGCAATAGGCGCAGTTAAGACCGCTTATGATGCTTTTACTAATGAAGATTTATCAAAGAAGTTAGGAGCGGCATTCAATGGAATACTTACAAAGGCAGAGCAAGCGGCTTCCCTTGCAGGTAAGATTCAAGAAACGCAAATCGCTATCAATAAGAATACAGAGGAGCAGTATAAACTTAACGAAAAAATCGCCGAGATAAAGAATAAGATATATTCGTTGCAAGGTAAGGAAAAAATTGCAGCCATTGAGGAGGCAAGAGCACTTGTTAGGCAGAAATATGATTATCAGATAAAACAGCAGCAGAAACTCGTAGAATTGCATGAAAAACAAGCAAATCTGCACACTAAATCATTGCAAGATATTGCCGCAGAGCGTGAACTTAGAATACAGGTACTGAGAACGCAAGTTCAGCAGAATAGTGAACAGAGAATGCTCATCAGACAAGAGGAAGCAGCAAAACGTTCTCTAGCGAATAAAGCAAAATCGGATACAAAGAAGGATGCTATTCAGCAAAAGCAGATTAATTCAGCAGAGGGGAAGCTTGATGATGTTATCTATAAGAATGCTTATGAGAGAGCAAAAGCTTGGCAATCTTTGGAACAGGAGGTAACCGATGCAAAGATTAAGGCGATGAAAGAAGGCGAAGAAAAGGTCATTGCCGAGCGCAAAAGAGAGCTATCCAAAGAAATTGAGCAGATTGAAGAGCGAAAGAATGCAGCTATCAAGGCTGAGCGTGACCGACAGAAAGCTGAATTTGACGCACAGCAATCTGTTATCAAGGCAAAGGGTGGTAAGGCTGAGACTTGGGATGATAAGAAACATCTTGATTCAAAGAATATTAAGAAGATTACCGAGCAGTATACCATCATTGAGCAAAAGACTGTAGAATCATATAATAATGAGATTTATGCCGATGAATTAAAATCATATCGTGAATACCTGAAGGAGTATGGTAACCTCGAACAGCAGAAGCTCGCCATCGTTGAGGAATATAACGAGAAAATCAAAGAAGCAAGGGCAAAGGGTAATATTTTCGAGGAAGCAAAGTTAAAAACTGACCTTGAAGAGCAGCTAAAGAAGCTCAACTTTAATGATTTCAAGGATTCTATTAACTGGGATTCTGTTTTCTCTGATATGGGAAGATTGAGCAAATCTTATCTCGAAAACCTAAGAAAAAAGCTCAAAGACCTTCTCGGTTCGGGTACTCTTGATATTGATGATATGAAGGTTGTGTCAGAACAGATTAGTAAGATTGATGATGCAATTTCAGAGCAGACCGATAAGTGGGGATGGTCTAACGAGAAGGTGCGTGAATATAATCGTCTCTTGCAAGAGGCTGCTGACGCACAAGAGCGATTAAGAAAAGCTACAGTTGAGCAATATAATGCACAGGAACGACAGTCCTCTACGAGGATTGCTATACAAAAAGTCTTTGCTGAAACGGGTGTATCTGTAAGCACAAATAAGATAACCTCTCAGAACAAGAGCGCACTCTTTAATGAGAATAAGATGAATCTCAGTAATGAACAGCTTGAAAAATTAAAGAAACTCTTTGATGAGCTCGCTGTTTCTGAGGTAAAAGTCGGAAAGGCAACAAAGGACGTAAAGAAGGCACAAGAGGATGCAAATATATCACAAGATAAGGCAAGAAAGTCAATTAAGGAGATTGCTAATGAATGGGCAGAAAGCATCGGTAACGTTGCTAAAAAGCTACAAGAAGCAAGTGAATTGATTGATGTTCTCGGTTTCGGTGATTCAGACCTTGGAAAGAAGCTTAAAAGTGGTGCAGATGCCTTCAATAAGGGTTCGCAAGCGGCATCAGACTTTGCTACGGGCAACTATATCGGGGCAGCTATTAACGGCGTAGGGGCTATCAAATCGCTTGGTAGTGCTCTTGGTATCGGCAATGGAAGTAATGCGAAGGAGGTTGCGGAGACTACAAATCGCCTTACAGAATCCAACGAGCGATTGCAATACTCTATTGAGCAGTTGAAGAGTTCGATTGATAAGACCTCGGGAATGAGTGCCGTTAGCAATTATCAAAAAGCCTATGATGCACAGAAGCAAATCAATAAGCAGAGTATGGAAATTCTTCAATCACAGATGGGTTACCACGGCTCGCACCACTCTAACGCTTATTATTGGAATCTGTCAGCACAGGACTATGCGGCTATCAATCGCACGTTAGCACAACAGTCAGCGGTCAGAGGAGGCTATATTAATTCTACGATAAACAAGGTAAGTTCTTTGGAGGATATTTATAAGCTCACTCCAGAGCAGATGAAGGATATTCGCACATACAACCAAGATGTATGGAAGAATATGACCGACCAAGGTAAATATGATAAAACCGAATATTGGGAGAATTATACCGACCTTGCCGAGAAGCTTGAAGAGCTGACTAATAAAATCAATCAGAATCTTACGCAGACAACCTTCGATTCGTTAAAGGACAACTTTATCAGCAATCTTATGGATATGAGTAAATCGGCGCAAGATTTCGCAAATGATTTTACAACGATGCTCAATAAGTCTATGCTTAACTTTGCCGTTGATGACCTTGCTAATAAGAGACTTAAAGCCCTTTATGAAAAATGGGCAGATAAGATGAAGCAAGGACAGCTCTCTAATGATGATTTGGATATACTTAAAAAAGAGTATGATAACATCGTTGATGAAGGTTTGAAGATAAGAGATAATATTGCTGCAATAACAGGGTATAAAGAGGCGAAATCTCAGCAGACAGCAACGGGCAAGGGTATTGAGGCTATCACCGCAGACCAAGTAAGCAGCCTTATCGGCATCGGTTATGCGGTACAGATTGCACAAGAGCAAGGAAACGAGGTTCGTAAGGCTATCGCTATAGATGTATCTTCTTTGTGCATCTATGCTGCGCAGATATATAATAATATCTCAGAAATGCGAGATATTCAGTATCAAGGGTTGGAGCAGTTGGAAGCAATCAATAAGAATACTGCACCTATTATATTGATACGTGAGGACATCGCAAGTATGTATAAATTAATGAAGGATAAGTATTAAGTTATGAAGAATGATGCTTTTATTAAATTGGTCGATGAAGCGGATACTGCTTACATTGACCTTGATACTTTCGGTATTACATTGGTAAGGGGTTGGCGAGAAGCTCTGCTGACCCCTGCCCCAGTAAAAAGCTATGTAACTAACGATAGTCGATTGGAACATGGGCAATCGGTTATCGCTACATCGAAGTATGCAAAGAAAGATAAGCGTGAAGTAAGTATCTCTTTCTTCCTTGAAGGTAGTTCAGAAGAAGATTACTTACAGAAGTATGAGGCTTTCCTTGATAAGATTGCTTATTCGGGTGAGTTTTGCTTAAAAGTTCCTCGCTTAAAGAGGGTTTTTAAACTTGTTTACACGCAATGCTCGCAGTTTGGTGATTATGGTCTAAAAAAAGGTAAATTTGTACTCAAATTAACGGAGTATAACCCGAATGATAGAATTAAGTTATGATTAAGATATATGATATTAACGATAAATTGCTGATGCAAGCAGAGGTAACATCAGCGGCGAAGAGAGAACAAGATATGTCTAAGTCAGATTATATTTCTCTGTCTTTCTCTGCTGCTGAGAAGGTTATTCTGCCCATTGGTGCGTATATCAATTATACATATAAGATTGATAAAGTAAGAGAGGTTACTAGGAAGTTCCTTCTCTTGGAATCGTATGAGCCTACTCAATCAGATGAATGCTCTTGGAAGTACACTCCTCAATTCCAGCATCCGAAGATGATTCTATCGAAGACCCCATTTTTTATCTATACCCGTAATTCACAGAATGTAGAGGTAAAGCAAAATGTATGGTCTTTCGTAGGTACTACATCTGCACTTAGCGAAAAAATAAAAGATTTCCTTAACAAGGATTTAATGTTTGGCGAATGCGGATGGAAAGTTATCTTTTCAAATGTAACGGCAAATACTGTCAATGTATCATTCAGCGATAACGATTTTATTTCTGCACTTACAGCAATTACAAATGCTATTGGAGATAACTGCGAATGGCATATTGACTATGATGATGAAATTATCTACATCGGTAAGGTCTTAATCGGTGCAACTCCTGTCGTTTTAGAGGTTGGAAAGAATGTAGGTGTACCAAGTATCAATAATAGCAAAGAAGGCTACTATAACGCTTTCTCTATCTTCGGCGGTACTAGAAATATTACACAAGTAAATAGCAAAGGTGAGAATGTTTCATCTGGCGATATTCGTCTGCAATTAGATGAGGGCAATGGTACAATATTAATAGACGGAAAGGAACGCTCCTACTCTATTGATAAGTATTCTACCCTTGACCTTAGAGCGGATAAAACGAAAGAACCTCTCTTTACGAAGGTGCTTGATTTTTCTCAGATTTATCCTTCGCTCAATACCTATGTATATAATGTACGTGGGCGAGTTAAGTATGTGCTTGATGATAATAATAAGAAAATACCTATTTCTTATAATGCTGATGGCTCGGTTAAGGAATATAAGACCTTTACAGTATGGTATATGAAATTGGCTTATCCTACTACAGAAAAAGTAGAAGGAAAGACAATTATCAATACAACAGTTGATGATGGCGTTACTCATTATTGGTATGACTTTGAGGTTACAGATGATTTGCTTATCAATGGTAAGAATATCGGATGCTCATTTGAACCAAACTTTAATACGGGTGCGCTTTCTACTCCACTTGCTGGTCGTGGCTCTAACGGCGAATATGTAGGCTTTGAACTTATCTATCATAAAGAGGCATCATCCTCGCATACGTCAGATGATGTTAGTGATAGTAATTTCTCTGTATTGGCTGGTGATTACGAAATTATCTATCAAGAGGATAATGAGGTCATTATACCTACAAATGAAGCAGAAATGCTCATTCCTCGTGGAGAAAGCAAACCTTCTTTGAAGTGTAATATCACGGTACTCTATAATATTGCAATGGCTGATACTATCTATTACGAGGATGCTCAAAATAGATTGTTAGAGAAAGCAAAGGAGGAGATTGTGCGATTACTCTCTGATTTGAATAACTATGAGGTTAAATCATATTCTGATGTATTCTTGGAAGATAACCCTCAACTACAAATCGGTCAGAGTATAACGTATAAGGACGGACACGGATATGAGCTTGCGACAAGAGTGTTGAAGCTATCGACTAATATTGATTACGACTTTATTCAGTCAATTACAATAGGCAATCAAGTAATTAAGGGCACTATCACGCAGCTCAAAGAAGACGTACAGACAATTATTGCGAGCGGAGGAAGTAGCGGTAACGGAGGTGGATATTCCGTTTCCCAGCTAAGAAAACTCATAGCGAAGTACGGAAGTGATAATTTTATATCTAAGCAGTTCGATGACATTGCAAAAGGCACTATCACTTGGGAAAAGCTCCAGAAGTTCTTGAAGGGAATGAAGGTCGGGGCGAACGGGGATTGGACTCTTGACGAACTAGATAACACCCATCTAACCACAGATTATCTACAAGTCCGAATGAAAGCAATCTTCGAGACCTTGGAAATATTGCATACAGACACATTGGGTGGTGAATTGTTCATTACCCCAGTAGGCAGTAACCGAATATTGAAGGTTGAGGAGGTGAATATTACCTATGATGGTGTTAGTCAGAAGGCTTACAGATGCTACTTCCTTGGTGAGCAAGATGGTTCAAAGGTGGAGAATAAATGGAAGGTTGGAGACCAAGCAAGGAGCAAGAGCTTCAATCTTACGGCAGGAAAGTATCATAACGTAGGCAACCATTACTATTGGAGGCTAGTCATCGGTGTGTCTTCCGAGGCAGTGGAGATAGATGGCAAGAAATATCATTATGTGGATTTATCGGACATCGACAAGGACGCAGCCAGCGATGAGCCTATGGTTGATGACATTCTGAATCAGTGCGGTAATAGAACGGACATCACAAGGCAAAGTTGCTTGGTATTCTCTGCCGTTGACACCTATTCCCCTTGCATAACGCTCTATCACGGAGTTGACGGCTACACATTTAATAACAAGGAGTATGTGAACTATGGCGTGAACCATTCCACGAACAAGGCTTTCTTCCACGTCTACGGAGATATGTACTTCGGAGACCGACCTACTAGTGCCAATAACTACGAGGGTGATTCCTACGTCAAGTATGATAGCGACAAGAAGAAAGTAACCATCAAGGGAGACTTGGATATTAAGTCAACCTATGATGGCAAAACCTTGGATAAGTATATCGCAGACAAGAGTTTGGATAAGAATGCCGTTGAGACCATTATCAAGAAATCGGAGACGATTACCGACCTTCAAAACCAGATAGACGGAGCTATTGAGACTTGGTTCTATGACGGCGTTCCTACACTCAAGACCGAACCTGCTAGCGGATGGGACACGGACATGATGAAAAACCATCTTGGGGATTTGTATTATGACAACAAGACGGGCAAGGCATACCGCTTTGCCAAGGATGGCTCTACCTATAAGTGGATTATCATCACAGACACGGAACTGACCAAGGCACTCGAAGATTCAAGCCAAGCACTCAAAGATGCAAAATCAAAGAGACGTATCTTCGGCTCTCAGCCAGTTCCACCATACGACGTGAACGATATGTGGGTCAATGCCACCTATCCTAGCGATGGAAGTACCTACAAGAATGAAATCTTGAAGTGTTCCACCTCCAAGGCAGAAGGTGAAGAGTTTGATATTTCAGATTGGAAATTGGCTAGCAAGTATACCGATGACACGAAGGCAGAGGAAGCCAAGAAAGCTGCTGAGAAGGCGCAAGAAGAGATTAAGAACACGCAAACTAATTTGATTACCCTCGGAACGACCGTATCTAACAATAAGAAGGCTTTCGATGTTTTTACCTCTGATGGCTACTTGGATAGTTCTGAGATTGCGGCTATCGCACAGGATAGCAAGCGACTGGAGGACGATTATAATGCAGCCGTTGAGTCGTATAATAATGTTGTTGGCTCTAAGTTCTTGTTGGATAAGGATGGTAAAGAAACGACCTATAAAACGGATTTGGTTTCAGCTAAGGCTACACTCGATAGCGCAAAAAATGAACTCATTACCTATCTTTCTGACATCGTAAGCAGATACAACGCTTCTGACTCCAATAAAAAGGCTACCATCAAGGCGGCTGCGGCTCAGAAGTATACCAACTTCACGAATGCTTATAAGGCTTTCTACGACAAGCTGGGTGTGGCGAACAACTATATCACGTCTAATCTGTTTGATGGTCTCAATACTAAGCTCATCACCAATATGGCAGGTCTTGAATACATCAAGGCTGCTCTTGTTGATGGAGACACAGTAGTCAAGGGTGGTCTTATCCTCTCTACATTGATAGCCTTACGTAACGATAAGGGAAATGTTACCGCAGGTATCAATGGAGCGGACACGAAGGAGAATGGCATCGCCCTTTGGTTAGGTGGAAAGGCTATCGACAAGCAAGCCTCCACGACAACAGAGGAAGAGAAGAAAATTGCTGCCAAGTCCCTCCTACGCTTTGACGGAACTGGCTACTTCGCCAACGGCAACCTTTGGTGGGACGCAGACGGTATTTTGCACGCAGACCCGACATCTTTCATTATCAACAAGAATAATGTTGGTGTACAGCTCGCTCTCTTTGCTCCTGTATGGAAGAGCGGAACGACCGACACAACAAAGCTGGCAAACGTATTATCTATCGACCCACAGAAGCCTTTCACTCATCTTGACGTATCGGGTAACGTGACAACCGAAGGCAGCTTAAAAATTGGTGGAATCTATCTATCGTATGATAGTGCCAACAATGCCCTTCGACTATCCAAGGACGCTGCTGGAAAGGAAGCAGCTAACTTCTATGCTCTTGGTGGTATTACCGCATACGGAGCAGGAGCATCTACCACGGGCGGTGGTGGCGGCTTGAACGGCAGTGT